CGCATGGTGCATCGTCGGCGCAATCTTCACTGCCTAAAACACCACCCCTTGCGGAATACACGAAGCTGTGCCACAACATGCATGAGGGGTGATTGCGCCTGATTCGCGCCGCCCTACCTCCAAGCCAAGCCCAGACCACAACATCACCTCGGGCGCTCGACGCCATGCGTACACGCGTGGGTCTGCGAGCTTGGCTCCCCCATTATTTTATTCGCGGATATTCGGAATAATGGGTGAGAAAACCGGCAAGCCGCGCGGCCGACCGCCAGGCGCGAAGAACCGGCGCACCGAGAAGCGAGAGCAGGCGACAGCAGAGGCGGCCGAACAGATCGCGGATGCCTTGGGCGATGCAGCCTTCGGCGGCGACGCGCACGCCCTGCTGATGGCGGTCTACAAAGATCCGCAGCACGAGTGGAACCTGCGCGTTGACGCGGCCAAGGCGGCGATCCGCTACGAGAAGCCGGCGCTGTCCAGCGTGGAAGCCAAGCTTGACGCCGACGTGAAGCGCACGGTGAGGAAGATTGAGCGTGTCGTCATCGACCCTCAAGCTCCAAACCCCTAGGGCCTTCCTGCCGCTGCTGCAGCCGGCGCGCTACAAGGGCGCATATGGTGGTCGCGGATCTGGCAAGTCACACTTCTTCGCCGAGCGATTGATCGAGGAGTGCATCGCCGACAGTTCGACGCGCGCCGTCTGCGTCCGTGAGGTTCAGAAGTCGCTCGACCAGTCCGTCAAGCAACTCCTTGAAGACAAGATCCGCGAGCTAGGCGTCCAGGACTGCTTCGAGGTCCTAGACACCGAGATCCATGTGCTTAACGATGACGGTGAGCGCGACGGGCTCATCATCTTCCAGGGGATGCAGAACCACACGGCCGACAGCATAAAGTCGCTGGAAGGCTACCGCATTGCATGGGTGGAAGAGGCGCAATCGCTGAGTAAGCGGTCGATCGACCTGCTTACGCCGACGCTGCGGGTGACCGGCGCGGAGATCTGGTTCAGTTGGAACCCGCGCAAGGAAAGCGATCCGGTAGACCGCTTCATGCGCGATGAGGAGTCGGGCGCCGATCCGGATATCATCTGCGTCCCTGTCAACTACCACGACAATCCCTGGTTCTGGCAGACGGCGCTCGCCTCTGACATGGAGCGGGACAAGCGGCGCGACCCAGACAAATACGCGCACGTCTGGCTTGGCGGTTACGATCGGCACTCCGAGGCGCGAGTGTTCAAGAATTGGCGGGTTGAGGAGTTCGATACGCCTGCCGACGCGACACACCGCTTCGGGGCCGATTGGGGCTATGCAGTCGATCCCACGGTGCTGGTCCGCGGCCACATCATCGGCCGCACGCTCTACATCGACCAGGAGGCCTATGCGGTCGGCTGCGAGATCGACGCGACGCCAGCCCTGTTCGACAGCATTGAGGGCGCCCGAAAGTGGACGATCCGGGCCGACTCCAGCCGACCCGAGACCATCAGCTATATGCAGCGCAAGGGCTTCAAGATCATCCCGGCGACCAAGGGGCCGGGCTCGGTTGAGGACGGGATCGAGTTCCTAAAGACCTACGACATCGTTGTGCATCCGCGCTGCAAGCATGCGGCTGACGAGCTGGCGCTCTATTCCTGGAAACAGGACCCGCTCACGAACGAAATCCTCCCGGTGCTGGAAGACAAGAACAACCACGTCATCGACGCCCTGCGCTACGCCTGCGAGGGCCTGCGCCGCGCGGTGAAGCCGTCCAAGCTCGATCCCGCCAAGAACCCCCCCGATCTCTGGGGCCGCCCCAAGGAGAGCAACGCATGGAAAGTGGCGTGACGCTCTGATGGCGGCTTCCGTGACGACCGAAACCGCCGACACCACCCCGGCCGAAGATCGCAGGCCGCCGGACCTCGCCCGGCTCAAGCAGTGGGTGACCCAGGCGCAGTCGCTCACCGCTGACGCCCGCACGCAAAGCCTGCTCGACCTCGATTATTACGACGGCCACCAGTGGACCAGCGACGAGCGCAAGGCGCTGGCGGCGCGCGGTCAACCGGACATCGTCATCAACCGCACGCGTGCTGCGGTCAACGGAATCCTCGGCGTCACTGAACAGAGCGATAGCGAGCCGCGCGCCTTCCCACGCACGCCGCAGGACGAGGACTCGGCCGACGTCGCCACCGACGTGCTGCGGTTCATTTCCGACAAGAACCACTTCGGCCGGCTGAAGATCGAAGCCTTCCGCGACTTGCTGGTTCCAGGCTCGATGGCGGCGCTGATCGGCGCCGACCACGATCTGCAGATCACCATTGAGCCGATCCGCTGGGAAGAGCTGCTATACGACCCCAAGTCGCGCCGGCCGGACTTCGCCGACGCGCGGTTCATGGGCATCGCCAAGTGGATGTACGCGGACGACGCCTCGGCGCTGTATCCGGACAGGCGCGACGACATCGAAGCCTGCGTGATGGACGGCTCGCTAATCGGCGACAACAGCTTCCAAGACCGTCCCGACGCGGCGCAGAACACCTGGGTGGACAAGCGCCAGCGGCGTTTGATGGTGATCGAACTCTACTATCGCGACGGCGGCTGGAAGCGTTGCGTGTTCATCGCCACCACGCTGTTGGAAGAGGGCGACAGCCCCTATCAGGACGACAAGAAGCGGCCCTGCAATCCGATTGAGGCCCAATCGGCCTACGTCGATCGCAACAACAACCGCTATGGCGCCGTGCGCGACATGCGCGGCCCGCAGGACGAAATCAACAAGCGGCGCTCCAAGCTGCTGCACCTGGTCTCATCGAGCCAGATTCAGGCGGTTGACCCGGCTGCGGTCGAGGTGGACGCCGATACGGCGCGTCGAGAAGCCGCTCGCCCGGATGGGGTGATCCCGTTTGGCTGGCAGAAGGTGCAGACTGCCGATCACGCGGCCGGCCAGGCGCAACTGCTGCAGGAGGCCAAGGCCGAGCTTGAGCTCGCTCGTCAGCAGGCCGGCATGGTCGAACTGGCGGTGCTGTTCGGCGCCTTGGAGGATTGGGAGCTTCGCGTCTATCGGCAGTGCTGGGCCAGGGCCAAGCAGTTCTGGACCGCGCCGATGTGGATCAGGGTCACCGACGACGAAGACGCCCCAAAGTTCGTCGGCCTCAACCAGCCGCAGATGGGTCCGCCGCAGATCGTCGCGCACCCGGAAACCGGCATGCCGACCATCCAGCCGACCGTGCTGGGCTACCAGAACGCCATGGCCGAGATGGACGTTGACATCATCCTCGACTCCATGCCCGACGTCGCCAACATCCAACAGGAGCAGTTCAAGGACCTGGTGCAACTGGTCGGCTCCAACCCGGCTTACGCGACCCAGATCCCGTTCGATATCCTACTTGAGTTGTCGGCGGTGCCGCACAAGCGCCAGATCCTCGACCGGCTGAAGAAGTTCCGCGACGAGCAAGGCCAGGCGCAGGCGCAGGGCCAACAGATACAGCAGCAGCTGATGATGGCCGAGGCGCAAGCCAAGGTGCAGCAGACGCAGACCGCGGCGACGCTGAACCAGGCCAATGCCATGCTCGCGCAGGCAAAGACAGAGCAGATCTCCGGCTCGACGCTGATCGATGCTCATCAGGCCGGAATGCAGGCGGCGCAGGATGCCCAAGCGCATCAGGCCGACCTCGCCAACACCCAGGCGCAGACGATGGCGACCCACGTCAATGCCGCCGACACCCTGCTCAACGGCATCCACCAGCGGTCACAGCCGCAGGAGCCGCAGACACCCGCCGCCGGGGATACGGGCGCTTAAGCACCACGCGTAAACGGGCCGCCGCCGTCTAACGGGCGCTGCGCAAGCAGACCGGGCCGCCTCCGCTAGGGCGATAGGGAAAGCCATTGGACAAGCTAGACTTCCTCAGCGGGGAAACCCCCGTTGACGCCTTGACGCCTGCCGAAGAGATCGACGCCGATACCGGCCCTGCTCGTGGTCCGGACGGCAAGTTCATCTCGCAGGCCGAGCCGCAGATCGAGCCGGTTCTCGATGCGGCGCCCGAGCCTGAGCCCGCGCCGCTCGCCGCGACGCCGGCCCCGCCCGAACCTGGCCACGTGCCGCTTTCGGCGGTGCTGGACGAACGCGAGAAGCGCCAGGCCCTGGAACGCGAGCTAGCGGAACTTCGCCGCCAGCACGCGCAACCCCAGGCCCCGGCGCTCGACCCCTACGAGGACCCCGCCGCCTACACCCAGCAAGTCGCGCTGAACATCAAGCTCGACATGTCGGAAGAACTGGCGAGGTCCAAGCACGGGGATGAGCTGGTCGAACAGGCGAAGCAATGGGCGGTGGCCAAGTTCGGCCAAAGCCCGGCGTTTCAGCAGGAAGTGCTCTCCAACCGCAATCCCTACGAGTTCGCCGTCCAGGCCTACCAGCGCGACCAACTGGTCTCGCAACTTAAGCCCGACGACCTCGCCGCATTCCAAGCCTGGAAGGCCGCGCAAGCGAGCCTCCAGCCCGCTCAGCTCGCCGCTCCGGCGGCTATTCCCCAACCTGTCGCAGCGCCCCCCCGCTCGCTCGCCTCAGCCACCTCGGCTGGCGGCGCAGCGCATGTCCCCACCGGGGAAGGGCAGGCCTTCGACTCCCTGTTCAAAAGGTAAGCCGTCATGGCCGAAGTCACGCTCGCCTCTGCTTCCGAGAAGCAGATCTGGATCAACAAGTTCTTCCAAGAGTATGTCCGCATCTCGCGGTTCATGCCCTACATGTCCAACGCCGACCTCAACAAGGGCGGCATCATCCTCACCCGCTACGAGCTTCAGTCTGAAGCCGGCAAGACCATCAACATCCCGTTCATCGGTCGCCTGAAGTCGGCCGGCGTAACGGGTTCGGCGGTCCTCGACGGTTCCGAGGAGGAGTTGACCAACTACAACATGCCGATCTCGATCGATTGGCGCCGCAACGCCGTGCGCGTGCCGAAGTCCACCAGCTTCAAGAGCGAGATCAACCTGCTCAACGCCGGCCGTGACGCTCTGGTGGTGTGGGAGGCTGAGAAGTTCCGCGACGACATCATCAACGCCATGGGCGCGGCGGTCACCGATACGGCGGGCGCTACGGTCAACATGAGCGCCACCTCGGCGGCCAACCGCAACGCCTGGGCGGCGGCCAACTCCGACCGGATGCTGTTCGGCAAGCTGGTTTCCAACTACTCGGCGACCTACGCCACCGCGCTCGGCAACCTCGACACGACCGACGACAAATGTACGGCCGCCTCGATGTCGCTCGCCAAGCGTCTGGCCAAGGCCGCGGACCCGCACATCCGTCCGTTCCGCCTGTCGGACAGTGACGGCCGCGAGTTCTACGTCTGCTTCCACGGTTCGCGGACCTTCCGTGACCTGAAGGCCGACTCCACCATCGTCAGCGCCAACACCAACGCGCGCTCGCGCGAAGACAGCGGCATGAAGGACAACCCGATCTTCCAAGACGGGGATATCATCTATGACGGCCTGATCCACCGCGAAGTGCCGGAGATCGACGCCTGGGCCACGGCCACCGGCGTCTATGACGCGGCCGGCAACTCCTCGGCCGACACTCGTCCGGTGTTCGTCTGCGGCGGCGGCGCGGTCGGCGTGGCGTGGGGTCAGGAGCCGACCCCGCGCACCGACATGCTGAAGGACTACCAGTTCCGCCCTGGCGTCGCCATCGAGGAGCTGCTGGGCGTCAAGAAGATCAACTACAACGGCGTCCAGAACGGCATGGTCACGGCGCATTTCGCCGCGGCGGCCGACAGCTGATCCCTGAGCCTTTTCATCAACCTAGCGCGGGCGGCCTGAGCGCCGTCCGCCCCTATGGAGGGGTCAGATGACCACCTACAACTCCACGCAAGTCGCCGCCAAGAACCCGATGGCGGCCCACGGCCTCGCCGGCAATGTCAAGGTCGCCTATTCGTCCGTCGCGACGCCTTCGACCCTAACCACGACCGACACCCTCAACATGCACTACCTGCCTCCGGGCGCGCGGGTGCTCTATTCGATCCTGAAGTCCACCGACCTCGACACCAACGTCAGCCCCACCATCGCGCTGAACGTCGGCGACGCAGGATCGGCCAGCCGCTACTTCTCGGCCTCCGCGGTCGGGCAGGCGGGGACCTCGGGTGTGTCAACGGCGGTCGGTGGGATCGACTATTCGAACAGCGCCAAGACGCTGGTCACGATCGTTCCGAGCACGGGCGTCGCTACGGGCGCCGCCGGCACCGTGGAGCTCACGCAGTTCTACATCATCGAAGGCGTCGCGTCCTAAGCGATGCGGGTGCGCTTCCTCGGCGACGGGGATCTGAATGAGGACGGCGCGGGCAAGCCCTGCGTCGTCTTCGGGCAGAGCTTCCCAGTGGGCGAATGGGTGGAAACCCGCAACGCCAAGCTCGCCGATAACCCGATGTTCGAGGCCGAGCCGCCCAAGCGGCGGATGCGGGGAGCTGAGCGATGACCGAGACGGTTCGCCAGATCTGCACCCGCGCTGCTCGGAAGACCGGCGACAGCAGCGAAGGCCAGAAGACCCCGGTCGCCTATGACATGAGCGTCCTGAGGGACGCGCTGACCGCTTGGTATCTGTCGGCGGTAGAAGTCGGCACTTTCGGCACCCTGACCGACGTCTATAAGTCGGATGACTACACGGCCAAGGAAAACGAGCGCGTCCGCATGGACGCCGCCATCACCGTCACCTTGCCGACGACCGTCATCGACCGCTTTTCGGGCTGCACTCGGCCGCCGATCGACCTGTCGCCGGTGGTTGTCACCTATCCGACCGTCGATGGCTATCCGCAATACAACCTCTATGACGCCATGTTGGGTGCTTGGGTGCGGCTCGACGGGCTTGGCCTGGACGATGCGGCCCCGTTGTCCCAGCGCGGGCCTGACGGCCTCGCCAGCGTCGTCGCGGTGCTGGTCATGGAGGAGCGCGGCATGGAGCCCGGCCCGCTCCTGCTTAGCCGCGCCGCCCGCTTCCGCCTCTCCCTGGCTGCTCGCCACGGGGCTGAGCGCCAAGCCGTGCGCGGTGACTATTTCTGATGCCCTCGCAGCGCATCCAGATCGGCCTTGTCGGCCCCTCGTCCCACACCATCCAGGACCACCAGAGCGCCCGCACGCTCAACATGTACCCGGAGGTCAACGACGCCGACGCCAAGGCTCCGGTGGCGCTGCATTCCTGCCCCGGCCTCGACCTTTACGCCGACATTTCGGATTATGTGCTGGGCGCACAGATCCGCGGAATGCACCGGATGGGCGAGCGGCTGTTCATCCAGGCCGCCAACGCCATCACCGAAGTCCGCGGGC